CGCTAACCCTGTACACCGTACCATCAAGCACGACCAGCGTGGTCTTGGGTCTGATGCTGTGTAACGTACACACAAGTCAGATAACCGCTGACGTGCAGCTTGTGTCTGATACGTCTGACACGGAGACTAACGAGACGGTCTTGTTGGTCAAGGACATCCCGATCCCGGCGGGGTCTTCTGTCGAACTGCTGGCAGGTAACAAGGTCGTCTTGCAGACCACAGATGTCTTGAAGATCGACTGTAGTGTCGCCGCCAAGATCGATGCGACCTTGAGTATTATGGAGATCACCTAATGCCGTTTATTGGCAATCCTATAACGTCACAGTTTCAGGCGCGCACTGCCACACAAGAGTTCAACGGTAACGGCTCGACTACGACCTTCACCCTGAACCAAGCGGTAACGCAGGAAGACATCCTTGTATCTGTCGACGGGGTTATCCAAGAAAGCGTGGATGCTTTTTCCGTTCCAGATGGCACGACTTTGACATTCACCGCAGCGCCGTCTAGTGGCACTGGTAACATCTTCGTGATCTACATGGGCGTTGCAGCGTCGTCTGTAACACCGCCGGATCAGAACAAAGGCAATTTCAAGGGTGGTGGGCTGTTCCGTACAAATGCACAGAGCCTGACCTCTGATATAACCATCCTTGCAACTGAGAACGCAAACGTGACTGGCCCGTTTACTGTAGCCAGTGGCGTAACCCTGACCGTTGAAAGCGGTGGAACATTGGTGACGCTATGAGTACGTTGAAGGCAGATACCATCCAAAGCACCAGCGGCGGTGCAGCTACGCTGACGAAGCAGACCACCATCAAAGCGTTTTATATCAGCACAACAACTTTTGGTACAGCAGACAACAGCTTTGGCATTTCATCGTCGGCTGATGCTTCAACAGGAACCACGACACTTAATTTTACCAACGCATTTGATAGCGTTCATTACGCTGTTGCTGGAATATCTTATGATGGGGATGGTGATTTTTTTACTGAAAGTAAAACCTCATCTAGCGTTAATGTTCGACATGTAGGTTCTTACTACAGCAGTGGGTCAGTTTCATTTGAAGACGCTGATAAAGAGGCTATGGTTACGGGAGACCTCGCATGAGTACCATTCTTGTTGACACCATCAACCAGAAGACTAGCGGCAACGGGGTGACTATTCCGGGGCATGTAATTCAGGTCGCGCATAATAAATGGAGTACCGCTTCTACGACCACATCAAGTTCATTGTCCGATGTTTCGGGAAGTAGCTTTACGTTTACGGCCAAGCAAGCAAATAGTAAGTTATACATCTCAACAGATGTTTCAATAACGCAAACACGGACTGCGACGAACGCCTTTGGTGGCTACGAATTGAACATTGATGGTTCGGTCATAGAGGGAGCTGGTGCTACTTATGAATTGGGTATGACGTCGGGCGGCGCTAGTTCAGCAAACTTATATCAACGAGCGCCAAAGTCATATTTTATCGACGCATCTAACACCAACGCAAAAACAATCAAGTTGCAATTTTATGCGGAAACAAATGCAAACTCAGGCCAAACCAGAATTAATGTAGGTGGTCAATTTTATAGCGCAATAACGGTTATGGAGATTGCCCAGTGAGTAGCGTACTAAAGGTCAATCAAATTCAGCTTTCTAATGGCAACACACCAACCATCGGTGACTTAGGGCTAAACGATACTCATTCTGTTTTGCAGACTTTGCATACTAGCACCACGACATTTACTACTTGTTCAACTACGTCCTATTCAGACATCTCAGGCATGTCTCTGACGATTACACCGACCAAAGCAAACTCACTAATACAACTCAGTGGGGTGTTGTGTGCGGCAATTCAATCAACCGCTAGTCAAGTAGATGTTCACGGTAGAACACGAATACTGAGGTCGTTCACTGGAGACAGCACAGAAGTTTATGTAATTGACCTTCGCACATACGACTTCAATGGCGGCTCTATCTATGTGAATACAGGGCTTCCTTTTATGTTTATTGATCAACCAAACACTACATTAGCTGTCACTTACAAGTTCCAAGGTAAGGAAGTGTCTGCTGGCTGCACCAGCATAGATTTCAACGCAGAAGCCGAAAATAGATGTTCATTTATAATCCAAGAAATAGCCGTGAATTGAGGAGCATGTAATGGCAACAGTAGCAAACGCAATCGTAGCCCTTATCCCTGACGAACAGTGGGTGCTACGCGGTGATCCTAAGACAGAGGATGAGTTTAATGCCATGTTCCGCAAGGTCACTGGCGCAGACGCCAACGGTTCCGCTATTGAGTCCAGCAATTCTGACGACTTTGGCGTAACGTGGTCGCAGATTACCGCCAAGCAGACGGCGCTTGATAATGCGGCTCCTATGGAGGAACTTCGCCGTCAGCGCAATGGAAAGCTGGCTGATACAGACTTCTATGCACTGTCTGACGTAACTATGTCAGACGCCATGACTACTTACCGTCAAGCCCTTCGTGACATCACTACTCAGACTCCCAGCCTCGACAGTGATGGCAACTTGACCGGCATCACTTGGCCGACGAAACCATAGGGACGCATAATGGCATTCGGCACACTCAAAGCAGATACCCTGACGCACTCGACTGCGGGTTCGCTGGCTACGAATTATGTGGTCAATGGTAGTGCGAAGGCATATTACCACGTCAATGTTGGTGGGGATACTATTCTAGACAGCTTAAACATTTCATCTCACGACGACGATGGTGAGGGAGATGGTGGTATTCATCTGTCATCTAGCATGGGGTCAGCAAATTACAGTTGTGTTTTGAATTGTGATGATGCTGGAGCCGGTTCCACAATCCTAAACTCTGATGTCACTAGAGACAGCCAAGCTGCCGGAACATTTGACTATGAAGTTGTAAAAGCTAACTCTACGACAAATAGAACTAATCAGGATGCAGTCAGATTTGGTGTAATGCACGGAGACCTCGCATGACAGTGACCCCAGAGTTTCAAGGCACACATCTATGGGACAGGCTCTGTTGGGCCAAAGAGAACCTTGACGGTGTGCAGTCAGACTATCGTGTCGTGTACGAGGACAAGGTAGACGAGTGCGCCAAGATACTGGTGCCGGACCCCAACTGGATGGCCTGTGCCTTGCAGGGTGGGATACTGCCGCCGGTTTGGGTATACTGGGAATTAGCGAAGGACGAGGCACAGCCCGACTTCAAGAAACATACACGCGGCTATTTGTTGCATAATACGGAACCGATGGGGCCGATGACCGAAGAAGAGGCCATCGAATATCTCATCCAGAAGGATGTACCACAGTCTGTGTGGCAGTCGTGGGACGAGGGCAACCGCCCGAAGATGGTGATCTGTCGGAAGGAGCAGCTTCCGGGGACACGCGAGTGGAGAAACGCATGGCGTATCTCTGATGAACTGGCAGCTTAAAGGAGCAGAAAATGCCGACAACTTACATCGTAGACAAGGACGGGAACCAGATTGACGCTTCCACGGCTACCGTTCCATCTGACCGTCACTTTCGCGGTGCATGGTCATTGAGTGGCAAAGTCATCTCTGAAGACATGGATGCAGCCAAAGTAATCTTCAAGGACAAAATCCGTGAGGTTCGCAAGCCACTGCTTGAGGCAGAGGACGTAGTGTATATGAAGGCACTTGAGGCTGACGATGCGTCTGCCAAGACTGCTTCTGTAGCAAAGAAGAAGGCACTGCGTGATGCACCTGCCGCACAAGCAATTACAGATGCAGACACGATTGCCAAGCTCAAGGCAGCTTGGGATACGTCTGTACTAGGTGATAGCCCTTACGCATAGGGAGTAAGAGATGGCGCTGACCAATCTCACAAAAGGTACGGTTGTCGGGTCGGAGGGCGGCTCGGCAACCACGAACCTTGCTCAAGGGCTGGCGAAGGCGTTTATACGTTTCAATGCAGGTACAAGCATAAATGACAGCTTTAACGTAGCATCACTGACGGATGATGGGACAGGGGATTATCACTACAATTTTACAAACGCTATGGGCAATGCAAATTATACTCATGTTGGTATGGGCGGTAATGTTGGCATTACAGATGACACAGTGACAACTGCTCTTGCAAACATCGGTGCTTTTAATGCGTCTGGCAGTGCTATTGATGATACTCGTATGAACGGTCATGTCACAGGAGACCTCGCATAATGCCATACATAGGTAAATCCCCAGAGTTTGGCGTCCGCAACCGTTTCGTGTATCAAGCCACGGCGGGGCAAACGAGCTTCAGCGGATCAGACTCCGATTCGCTAGTGCTGACATACTCTGACAGCATGTACATGGATGTGTATCAGAACGGTGTGTTGCTGAAACCCGGCACTGACTATGCAGCTACGACAGGCACAACTGTTGTGCTGGTCACGGCGGCGTCCTTGAACGACGTTGTTGAGATGGTGGTATACGATGCGTTTTCCGTCGCCGACAGCTACACCAAGTCCGAGTCCGACACGCGCTATCCCTTCAAGGGCAACAACTCCATCATCCGTCTGAATGGTCAGACCATAAACGCAGACATTACGATTGACAGCGACGAAAACGGTGTGTCGGCAGGGCCGATTACGCAGAGTGCTACCGTCATTGTTAACGGATATTGGAGCATCGTATGACCAGCGTATTGAATGTAAACACGATTGCTGACAAGGCGGGTACGGGACCGGTTGAACTGACAAAACAACAAGCAGCAAAGGCGTGGGTTGAGTTTAATGGAACAGGTACAGTTGCCATTTCAGATAGCTTCAACATCAGTGGCTTAACGGATGCTGGCACGGGTTTGTATAATTTGACGTTTACTAACAGCATGAATAACGCAGGTTTTGCAAGCACAGGAGCCGCTGGTGAACGTGATAATGCTGGCGGCAACCGTAGTTGTGGACTTCGCGCAAAATCCACTGGCGGTCAGAATATTCGTGGATTTCGTGACGGTGTGTCAGCAGATGATTTTCCTGAATTATGTTTCCACACAATGGGGGATCTCACATAATGGCTAGTGAACTGCGAGTAAATACTCTAAAAGATGCCAGCGGGAACAACAGTGTGGCTACATCTGTGGTGTCCAACGGCACCGCAAAGGCTTGGATAAATTTCAATGGCACTGGAACTATTGCAACAAGAGGGTCGTTTAATGTTGCATCTATTGCAGATGAAGGGGTTGGCGCATATCAAACCAACTTAACATCCGCAACCGCAGATGCGAATTACGCTGTTACAGGAAGCGCGGGTGGTTCTGGCACTCCGTCCGGTTGTTGGCATTCCACAGGTTTTAATGCAAACAGTTATAATACTTCTAATACAACATCTTCTTTTCATCAGCAGATATATTACACCACCAGTACAATCGCGGACGTTGAATTTATATACTCATCCTTAAACGGAGACCTCGCATGAGTAAGGCCGCAGAACTCGCCGCACTGATTGGTTCGCAGACGGCGTTGTCGAACAGGAACCTGATTATCAACGGTGCGATGAAGGTGGCGCAGCGGGGTACGTCGAGCACTGGCCTTCATGACTCTGGTTATTACACAGTTGACAGGTACAGTTTAATTTTCGGCAATGAGGATGAGTTGCGCGTAACTATGACGCAAAATTCTGTTACCGACCTAGCCGGTTTTGCTAATTCTTTGAAGGTCCAAACTACCACCGCTGAAAGCGCAATAGCCGCCGATGAAAGTTACTACATCATCAATCGTTATGAAGGCCAAGATTTTCAACAGCTAAAATACGGCACATCAAACGCACTTTCGACAACACTTAGTTTCTATGTGAAGTCGTCGGTAACCGGCACTTTTGCAGTGGCGATCTACCAGACTGACGGTAATGACATCATTGGGTCAACCTACACAATCAACTCTGCTGATACTTGGGAACGCAAAACAATCACCTTTGCTGGGAACACTCTCGCGGCAATCGTAGATGACAACACCAATGCAATTATGATTGATTGGTTTTTGGCGGCTGGCTCCAACTTTACATCAGTAAACAACACTAGCTGGGGTGGGTATGAGACGGGCAAGCTGGCCTATGGACATGGCACAAATGCAGTGGCTACCACTACAAATGCTACTTGGGAAATAACAGGAGTGCAGTGGGAACTTGGCGAACAGGCCACGCCGTTTGAGCATCGGTCTTTTGGCGATGAGTTGGCTAGGTGTCAGAGGTATTATGCTGAAAGAAAAAATGGTACTGGCGGGTCAATGTATTATGGCAATACATTACAGGCATACGGCACAAGTTCTATTTACGGCGTGATTGCAGATTATCCAGTTCCTATGAGGGCTACCCCAACGGTTTCTCAATCTGGAGATTTTGGTGCTTACACAGCATCTTCGGGTAATAATGGTATGGCTACCACGATAGGCAATTTATCCGCTACCAGTCATGCTTGGCGCACAGGCGGCTGGAGTGGAAATAGCAACTTAACTGCTGGTCATGCTGTTGTGCTGTATGCCTTAAGCAATGCTAAGTTAATTGCGGATGCAGAACTATGAAAATTATAAACGCAAAGTACATGAAAGACATGGCCACAGACGAAACGGTTGGCATTGCAGCGACGATTGACGGTACAGATGTGACTGTGTCTCTAGACCCAGCCAATCGCCACTACGAAGAAATCATGCGACAGGTCGCAGCCGGTGACCTGACAATCGCGGACGCTGACTGATGTTTGCCGTCAACGCCTTTGCGGAAGAGTCTTTCGCACACGCAGGGGCGGTTGCTGGCGGAGCCTCAACGCTTTCTTCTAATTTTATACAAACTAGCGACAGCATTGTATTGGGGTCGGCATCTGCACAGATGGTCGGCACCTCCAGTGCCATTAATGTTGGCGTTGGCATTCTGGTTGGAAATACCACTGTAAGCTCCGCGTTCACAGAGTCCGCCGCCGGTGCAGGCATATTTGTCGGCACTTCCACACAGCAAGCAAATTTCACTAAAACATCTGCGGCAGTGCGTTTGCTTTCTGCAACAACTTCC